TACTTTCTTTTTCCCTGTACGCTCATTCTCTTCTTTTCATACCCAAGCTCTCTAAGTATCTCAGATATTCTCATCTCATCCCTTCTATTCATCCTTGCTCTTTCTATTTTAAGCCCATCCTCCATGACCATAGTCATGGTTATAGTTCCATGTTGGAGCAACAAATAGTTAGTTATTGGGTCCAGCCATGGATCATCCTGTCGATAGATCTTGCTTGAGTCGTGTCGTATTTCCTCAAGCTTCTTATCGAGATACCATGTCTCTCCATTCTTGAATGCCAAGATAGCCTCAGCCCACAACTGATTCCTGTTTTCCTTGACCCAGTTGAGGTTCACCTCATTGACCCTGATAGGCCAGTATCGACGAGAGCCGGTCATATCATTGATGAACTGTGACTCATTAGTCGTGCCAGCGAAGACGACGTGACGCTTTATTGTGATTGCATGACGACCGTATGCCGGACGGAAGTTGTCTTCTTGAGCGCTGAGGAATGCCTTAGTCGCACTGTTAGCCGATCGGCGAACGGAGTCTAACTCCGCAACCTCGTAGATCCATGCCCGTGCAATCTGGCTGTACGAGTTAGCAGAGCCGATGTCGAGTGGCGTGTCAGCAAAATAGTCCTCCGTTGCCAAGGTACGGAACAGAGTGCTCTTGCCTGCACCCTGAGCACCTGCAAGGATGAGAACGCAGTCTGCCTTGCAGCCCGGCTTGTAAGCACGAGCAATCGCCTGTATCAGCCACTTCTCGCCCATCGTACGGTTTAGCTGGGTGTCGTCACAATCGGTCGCCTCTACAATCCAGGAGTTAAGCCTTGGAACTCCGTCCCACTCGAATGAGTCCAGCCATTCAATAAGAGGGTTCCTTTTGTTCTCTTCTCCGATGAGTGAAACCGTTGAGCTTACTGCGGCTTCTCCATACTCGAGTCCATACGATCTCGATACCCAGAGTGCGATCCTCGTGTCGTCTGTGTCGCGATAGTCTCGGTCATCAATCTTTAGGGTATTGGTAAAGCTGTTGAGCCAGATACGGCCACGCCATCTTCGGTCGCGCCTAAGGATTACATACAAGTTGTTTTTGTTCTTCCTGAACCGACCAGACGGCTGACCATTTCGATCCATGTACTGGTCAAGCATCGTCGTGATTTGATTGTCCGACTGGTTCTCGGAAAGCTCAGCTTCTTGATTTGTCTGTGATGGCTGATTGATGCAGTTGTCAGATTCAGCAAGGGTCAGCAAGTCTGCAAGTCGGGTCTGGCCAGCGGCCAGTACCTCATCCAAATCAGCCATTGTTTTGCTCCAGCGGTACGCGGTAAAGTGTGTGGTGGGGAAGTTGGTCGCAGATTATTGAAGCGTATTCATCGCCGGAATCATCCGTATCCGTAGCTACATAGATCTTAATGGATTGTGGAATGTTGATCTTAGCAAGAGACTTGTAGCTGCCTGATGTGCCCGCCACGATGGCGAGGTTCAGTGACTCCCTGAAGGCCTGCTCACAGGCTCGCATGAAGTCTGTGATGCCTTCACATATTAACAAGCCAGAGAGATCTTGATCTGGCTCTTGCCTCATGAGCTTTTGTGCGCCTTCATTGGCCATCAGTAGGCCACCGGCCTCGTACCCAGAAGGCCAGCGAGTCTTTGAGCCAGACGGCTGCCGACCTTTAGTGTAGGTCACGCTACGGCAATGTATGCTCGCGAAGGTTCCATCCGGCTCGAAGCATTGCGCTGCAATCCTGTAGACCCCAGCCCACTGATGTGGGAACCACTCTGGGTACTTGTGATCTGTTGGCAGCGGCAATACTCGAACACAGTTGGTGCTGTCCAATACTCTTGGGGCGAACCGTCGCCCGATAATCCACTTACTGAGACGGTTGCTCCATGTAGCTGACTGCTCAAGCGCAGACTCAAGGGTGGTAGTCTTAGACCAAAGCTCTGCAAGCTCATCCTCTGGTGGCCGGAGGTAACCCTTGGTCGCTATTAAGTTTACCTTTGGCCTATCGTTAGGATTAGGCTGAATGTGAGCAGGAACACCTGATGGTGTACAGAACCCTTGCTCGGCGAACCAGTCTCGAACTACTGATTGCTCCTCTTTCTTTAGGTTTCTCAGTGGCTGCTGGAAGTAATGGTAAGAAAGAAAGTCAACGACATCACCCTTGGCGCCGCACTGATGACATTGCCATGCAACCTCGCTGCGGCTGAAGCCAACAGGTCCTCGCTTCTTATCACGAGATCCTCTCTCTAAAAGCCCGCACCCTGGGCATGGAGAAAGCGATTGTCCGTTGCCACGGTTGTACTGAAGCTGGGCGGCTATCGTTGTTACTGGTGCCGTTTTGGCGTGCTGTATCCACATAGTTGACTCCTGACGGGTCCTGAAAGAGCGCCACCGGATTTCCGGTGGGCTCAGTCAGGAGCCCACTTGATTAGGGGGATCAATCCCTAAAGGGCTTTGCTCTGTAGTCGATTGATTAACCTTCTACAAACTGTTTTTTGGTGGGACGATTACACCATCGATTGAACCGGCAGTGCTGTCTATTATGCTGTAGTGCATTTTAAGATCTGGAGTGACGGTCAATACGACCTTGGTTCCAGTCATTCTGTAGACCCTGCTCATCCAAGACACAACCGTATCGAGCGTTGGTGCTCTTGCTTCTCGCTTAAGTATGCTGCGTAGCCGAGACCTGCTGGTTCCATAGATGTAGGCCATCTTAGAAAGGTTTCCCTTCCTTAGTCCTCCCAGAGTCTGGGTCATCTGAAACACAAGCTGAAAGGTATCAATACGCTCATAGTCTTCGATTTTGTCTGGGTTCTTCATAATAAAAGGTGGGGCCGCCTCCCCGCTAAGAGACGGCCCCGGTGACTACTTGGCCACTTCTTCCCCTTCCCCAAGGAAAAGAATGTCCTGGTCAGCCACCAACATTGGCTCTCGAACGGCCTCAACGACCGCGACCTCGAACGTGACGTTGCCGTCGCGTTGCTTCTTCGGCAGCTTGTCGAAGACCTCTCGGTCCAGCATAGCCATAGCATCCCCAACGCCCATCTCTTGAAGCAGCTTATTCTGCTTGTCAGAGTTGGTCTCAAGAGCGAAGGTCACCGCTTCAAGCAGCACCTTTGCCGTCTGCTCCCTGGTGAACCCTGAGCGCTTGGCGAATAGAGCCAGGGCAACCTTCCACGGAATGGTGGAGGTAGCCTTGACCGGCTTCGACCGTTGACCACGCTTGAGTTTCCCTGCAACCTTGACGATGAGGTTTACGTCAATCTCAGAGTTGTTGTCGATGTCTTGCTTGGCAAGCGAGACTGCTTTCGTGTTGAACGCCTTTGTAAGGGCGACGATTTCTTGTGATGTGAGTTCCACAGCACTCTCCTGTTTGTTTGTTGTTCAAGCCCCCTTGATAGGGAACCACCGCATCTTTCGCTTTCCTTCGTGCGTTACCCGCACTTTTTGAAGCCCATTTGCTCGAAGGGCCTTTGCTATTCTCATCTCTGTCAGTCTTCGCTGGTGCTCAAAACCTATAGGGTCTACAGCGATAGCGACTGCGTCTGTCGTGATGTCATACCTCCTGAATGACGGCTGGTTTGTAAATAGGAACTTTTCTACCTTGACTCGAAACTCATCTGATATCTGAGTCCCGTAGATTAAGCCGGGCTCGATACGGGCTGATGCCGCCATGATGCCGGACTTGAGGTCCTCTCTTGATACGATGATCTTCCAGTTCTTTGCCAGATATACTGAGATCTCAGAGAAATCAGGCTCTGTCATCTGCTTCTTGTTGTAGTACTGCACACCCTTGGTGGTACACCTAAACTTTCCTCTGAGGTTATCGTCACCCTTTATGGCCAAGTAGACCTTGTAAGAACCTTCTGCTTCATTGATTTGCTGTTTAGTTGTTACCACAAGTGGCCTCCAGTCTTGCCTTAGTATACCCATGAATGACGAGTTTGTCAGTTTGCCACTTAATCACTGCGGGAAAGATCACCCACGTCAGTTGATTTAAGAACTGGCAAAGCAGCCGCTTATCATCCTCCACGAATATTTTGATTAGCTCGATTAGCTCATCCATTTTTAGTTTACTGAGTTAGCAAGTTGAGCAAGGCTGTTCCAGTCCACCTTAGATGCACGAGGCTTCCTGGGTAGCTTCTTTAGCTCTACGCCCTTCTTTCTGGCATACGACGCCTTGACCCCTATAAAGCTCCTCTCCTTGGGTGTATCTTCAAAGCCGAGCTTCTGTAGTACCTCCTCATACGACTCTGAGCTTTGCCATGCCTCTACAAATGAGGGCCATGTCCACTCTCGCTTCTGGTTTGTGTTTCGTATCTTGCGTAGTTTAGTTACTGTTTCAGCCATTACATTCTCCTGTATGGTTTTGGATTCTACTTTGTATCCCGACGTGTGTCAAGTGTGCTGCACTTGAAGTCAATAGTTGCAACAGCAACCTGCTCAACCGCTGACTTCTGTTCCTTAAGGTTGCTTACCGTATCCCCGAGAGCATCGCATAGTTCTTGCCACGGCTCTGCCGACATGGATTCAAGCTCTTGAATGACCATCTGCATCAACAAGGTCACCCTCCGCAGCTTGTCACTACAGTCTCCTTGCTCCTCTACATCCGTCATCACCGTCTTTGATATCGTCAGGCATGCATGCGCCCTCCATAGGAGGTTCAGTGCATCTATCCGGCCAACTGGCGTTTGTTTAAGGTTGTTCACTACTCACCTCCAGCCGCTAAGCGGTTCTTTAGATTGATATCCCTCTTGTCGTATACCGCCTTACGAATGACCCTTGCCTCTCGCTTTGTCAGATACACAACGTCGGTGCCCTTGCCTGTTCTCGTCTTGCCCTTGTGTCGCGTTCCAACACCTGAACTTTTAGAGAGGAACAGATAATCATGGCTGCGATACTCAAACTCAAGCTGGCCAGTTGATTGCCTGAACCGATACTTTGTGGCTGTGTTGTAGTACTCGTCTACGTCGGCATCGTAGAACTCGTGGCTTCCATTTGCATGGTGGACAACCTTAGAACCATTTGAGGATACTGCTGAGGGCCTGTGCTCCTGTCCACGCCAGTCTAAGGAGAAGCAGCGCTTGACCCTCTTGCGGACAGGTACATCTTCTGGCTCCTCCGCTTCAAGAGTAACGAGCGATGGCGCTGCTACCTCTTGAGGCGGCTGATGTTTAACAGTTTTCTGCACCTGCATAGATGCGAGTTCTGATGTAATCAACTCTGAAACGCTGAGGTCCCCAACCATATCCGGGCGGTCCATAAGATATTCGAGCACTTCATCCATAGACCATGAGAGTGGGTTCGACTTGCCAAATACAACTGACTGAATGGTTATTGAATATATCTTCATTACTTAACTCC